TTTAAACCGTGTAAGAGTTTCTCTAAAGAAGAATTAAATTTTGCCCAAAAAGTTTTGGATGAAATAATAGAGCCTTTTGGTGAGTTATCGGACGCTGAAGTTATATTAGGAACTGATCAATTAGCTAGATTAAATAAAAAATCATCCAATGGTTTTGGGTGTTTTAAAGATAAAGAGAAATATATAGATTTTGAGAATGGACGTACAACGGATTTCTTTAAGAAAGAATTAGAAGAGATTGAGACGCAAGCTAAACTTGGGTTTGTTGAATATAAAAATTTGTTGTGGTTTGAATGTCTTAAAGATGAGGTCAGAAATCAGGAGAAAGAAGGAGTTCCTCGTAGTTTTCGTGTGGGAACTATACATCAGCAATTTTTAATGAAGAAATACTTTGGTAAGATGGTGGAGAACATCATGAGTAAGAGAGACTTTAATAAAATTATGGTGGGGTGTAACCCAATAGAGGAGTGGCCAAAGATCTACACTGATTTGCTTTCCGGAAAGATCTTTGCCGGAGATATTAAAAATTGGGATGGAGGTATGAATCCTATGATACAGGAAATGATAGCAAATACGTTATTTAACAAAAGTTCATGTACAAGCTTTAATTTAATCCAGGCTTTGGCAGGCACTTTAACAAACTCCGTTGTAATAGTCAGCAAAGATTTATATATAACAACTCATTCTATGCCATCTGGTAGTTATTTAACAGCAATAGTTAACAGTATAGTTAATAAACTATATACGGCTATTTGGTATTTTAGGAATGTACCGAAGCCAACGACTCTCGGGTATTGGACGGATGTTTCCGATTATGTATACGGAGATGACAAATTAAATGTAGTCAGAAATCATTACCATTCACTAAATGCTATTACTATGGAGGAGTTTTTTACTGATGCTGGTTTAGGCTTTACAGATGCAAGTAAACAATCTATTCAATCCCCATTTCAACATATAAATGAAGTTTCATTTTTAAAACGGACTTTTGTTTATCACCCAACTTTAAATAGAATAGTGTGTCCTTTGGAATTGAGGGTTATACAAAATACTCTCTCTTATTATGATAGTACAAAAGACCATGCTGTAGTAATTAGAGATAAAGTTTCTGCTGTGCAAAGAGAAATGTTTTTACATCCTGATCATAAAGCTCTTTTAGCAGATTTATACTTCAGACTCCAGAAGTATAGAATTCCTTGGGAGAAAATTCCTATTTTAACTATGATGAATTATTTTACTGATGAGAACTGTGAAGTCCCGTTGTCATTCTCGAATAATTTATATTTTTAATTGATTTTGTTAGTTATAATTTGTATATATGCGTGTTTAAAATATTTGTTTTTCTAGTAAATTCTTTAACGAATAGCGACAGACAAGTTATAATTTATAATTAAAAGAAACCATCTATAAATGCTTGTTATGGTAGTAACTAGCTAGATGTAAATTAATGCTACCACGAATGAAGAAAATAATAATAAAAGTGTTGCTGACACAACCGTAAATACTGTCGAATCAACTATGCTTGAAAACATGTCTAAAGTCGGAATTGTAGAAAGTTTCCAAGATAGTAATAATAATGTTAATGTTGTATCTCAGAATTACTTGTCAGGAGTGAGAATGAGAAACAATATAGAACCAGATACCATGTTTGAAACATTTCCTGAACAAGCAAGTGTATCCTCTGATTTTTTGATGGACTATACTAGAATTTTAAATAAACCTTTTAGAGTTGGAACCGTTAAATGGCCAGAATCTGCTTTTAGAAATACCTTTTTGGAGGTATTTAAATTTCCAGAAGTTTTATTGTCTAATCCTTTAGCTTCTATTCCCTTTGATGCATCTACATTGTATAGATGCAAAGCTAGTTTGATTTTGCAAGTTTCTGGAACCCCTATGCATCAAGGAACTTTGATCGCAGCTAGTTTACCAGTTGGATACGGATCAGAAATGGTACCAGTTCCAACAGGTTTAAGTGTGGCAAACACTTTGTTGGCCGCACCTCATGTCTTCTTATCTGCAAATGAAAGTACTCCCGCCACGCTAGAGATTCCTTTTTAT